GTGCCATAATTGGACATGACAATTTGCGTGACTTGCCCGCCGCTGATAATGCCAATGCCAGCCGCGTTAGAGCCTCCGCCGCCAGCGAACGTAACCGTCAAATTTGATACGTTGCTGTATCCGGTGCCGCCATTGGTAATTAGAGCCGAGGCGGTGCCTTTATTGAAGTTTAGGTACGACAGGGCGATATTCGCACCGGAGCCGCCGCCGCCCGTGACCGTTACGGTTGGGCTGGCGTTGTAGCCGCTCCCAGGCTCAATAATCGTCACAGCCGTAATGACATTGGCCGTAACCGTTGCCTCTGCCGTAGCCGTCACGCCGTTGGCGTCATTCGGGGCGCTAATGACGATGGCTGGCGTCGTCGTGTAGCCGCTGCCTCCGCTGACAATGCCGCCACCAGAAATTGAGCCGACATAAACCAAAGTCGTGCCATTCCAGGTGTAGTAACCTTTTTCAGGGTCAACGATTAGCGCGCGCTCGTCTTTCCATTGCGTCGCTCGGACACCGCTGCCGGTAAAGAAGCTGGACGAGGCAATGTTAGAAAGCGTCTGCGTCGTGATGTTATAAGCCTGGGCCGCGCCGTTTGACTGAAAAGCCAGGATGTAGTCGCCGCCGGAAATGCTTACGCTTGAAAAGGAAGCAACTGAATTGGACCAAACAATCGCGTTTGCGCTGCTGTTCGTTACAATGTTGGTTGTTTTGACAACCTTGAGATTGCCAAAGCCAATTGGCTGAATGTTCTCAAGCCAGGAAAATTCATCACCATCAATGGCGGTGCGATTTGCCTTGGTGTTGATGCCCTTAAAGGCTTTGGTAATATGGTATTTCTTTGCCTGCTCTACGGGCGGCATTTAATACGGCGTCGAATAAGGGTTGGGGATTCGGCGCGTAAACGCGGTATTAATCACGTTGAATAGTTCGCGCTTATATTGCGCCTCAAAAATCTCAGCCTCGCCGTAGCTCTGTTCTTGATACTTGGCTTCATGCGAAGCGCGAAGCGCAACCGGGCTTTGATAGCGGACGGAAATCTCATCAACGTCGGAGCTATTAACCAAATCTTCTGGCGTAATAACCGTGTCTAACTCCAGAACGTAAACTTGCCCAGGAACAGGCCCAAGGTAAAATTTGCTTTGCCCATAGTTTGAAAAAGCAATCGGCTGACCGATGTAGTTTTGCGTGTACCGCAGGCTGGCATTGAATTGCGTCCAAGGCAAATAACGCAATGGAATCCGCGTATTGCCTTGGTAGGAATTGATATTGAGAATGTCTAGGGTCCGATCCGCCTTGGGCAAAGAGGCGTAGTCATAGACCTCTTGATTGGCGACGGTCGCGGACGTTTGAAGTTCACGCAGACAGCCGCTATCGCGCACAAGCCGGAGGCGGGCTGCGTTGATGTAGCTAGTTAACTGTTGGTCGGTCCAAAAGTTCCCCGCTACGTCGTGCAATAAGCGACGCACTTGCACGATGTAATCCGAAAGTGTGGTCACAGAATAGCACCCTTAAACTGCTCTCGGATACGCCCCTGCCCCCGCCCGCTTGGGCGGAACGGGGACAGGGTTTTGCTCGACAGCCGGGGAATGATCGCTGCGAACAACTGGCGGCGTCTCGCTCATCACATATTTCTTAATGCGCGCGACGCCTTTTTTGTAATCATTAGAAGTTAAAGCCCAGCCAAGACGAGCAATCTTAGCGGGATACTCTAACTCATTAGCGCCGAAAAAGTGGTGAGCCACGGCCTCTGGCAAAGCAGTAGTTTTGCCGGTCGGCAAGGTGTAGCTAACCCCATTGTGCTGATCTACGAAATCAGACGCATCGTTATTTGTGACGTAAATTGTAATCACAGGTTAACGATGTCCCCATAGATCGAAATATCAACCTTCGAGCTGGCGCCGCCAGCGGTGTTAACTTTGACAAAGAACGCCTGCGTCGAAGCAGCGGAAATGGCCGTGTTCGCCGTTCCGGTAAAAGTCACATCCTGAAACGTCAGATTGGTCGTAAGGTTCGTCAGAATCGTGTTTGCGGTTACGATGTTCGAGGCGTTGCCGTCGTTTGACGTATAGATAGCGACGTTCGCCGTATTGGGCGAAGTGCCGCTCGCGTTCATAAAAGTAATCTGACGCACAATAAAAGCACCGCTCGTCGCGGTGTTACCATTGTTCGTCAAGCCGCCGCCGACCACAGGAAGCGTGGCAACTGCGTTGCCCGTAGCGGACAACGCAGCACCAGTCACATGAGCGAGGGCAAAGCGGCTGAAGCTATCGGCATAAAGAGTGCCGACCTTATTTGCGCTTCCCATATCCGACCGCCTTAATCGTTGTACGTGCCGGAGGCCGACTCGCCACCATTGACGGTGATGAGGGTCGCCGTCGTATTAGCGTTGACCGACTTCACGGCAAGATTAACACCGTCAGACAGGAACATACCGCCAGTGTTGTTGCCGATAAGCGTAACCCAATTCGCGCCGTTATAAACAATAACAGTCGTGTTGGCCTGCGCCGACATCAGATAGGTGCCAGCCGCCACAACCGTGCCGTTGCCAGTCGTGACACCGGCAACCGTGGTGGTCTGGAAATAGGCGCTGTCAGCGTTAGTGACACTTCCAGCGACTAGGATTTTATTCAAACCAAGAGCCATTATTCCGCCTCCTTACAACGAAAGCGAGTTATAGCCAGTGACCTTAGTCATGGCTTTGGGCTTGGTATTGACCAGTTCGGCAATCATCAGCACCGCGCCGACATAACCGATCTGCCAGTTGGGCAGGGTCGATTCAAAGCCGGTAAACACGAAGCTGCCCTGGTCATGGATATACAGCGACATATAGTTGCTGTTAATCATGTACAGAGTGCCTTCAGGGCAATACGGATCGGGGTAGACAGGAACGCCAGCGACCATAAGGGCGCGGAACGCGGCCTGCGGGCCGTTAGCATCGCCATCAAAGCCGTTACCCGGCGTAATGACGTACTGCTCCTGGCCGACATAATCCTGCGCGAGCAGAGTCCACGTACCAAATCCGCAAACGGCGAAGGTCGGCACTTCCGCGCCGTTCTTTACCGTGCCGGAGATGTACTGAAGCACGTTCTGGCGGGTCGGGTTGACCGAACCAGCGGCGTACTTCTTCGACTGCCACCAAGTGTAGGTGTTACGGTCGATGTTGCCGTAGGTCTGCATCGTGGTGCCATCGTCGATGGCGCCAGGAAGTCCGATAAACTGCTGCGTGTCCGTCGTGTTGTTGTAAAGCGACGTAGCCATCGCATCCATCATCACGTTCGTCGTATCGTTCATGCGGGCTTCGATAAGCGGGATGACAGCATGATCTTGCTGCACCGCGCCTTCCATGCCGAGGAACGGAACCGGCGAAATAAGCAGCTTGAGGTTGAACTCAGCATTGTAAGCGCCCTGTTGGACGGACGGCTGCGTAAAGCTGCCGCTGTAATCCGACCACTGAGCGTTGACAAACTGACTGCCCTGAACGGGGACGGTCACCGAGCTAACACCGCCGCTGGCCTGCTGAGAATTAGCAATCAGCGAAGCAAGCAGGGGCGTAGAATTATATAGCTGAACAACCAGCTTGGGGATGAACGCGCGCCGAGTGACATACGTCAGTTCGGAATATTGGTTCGATCCCGTTGCCGGAAGAATACCACCGCCAATCGGCATAGGCTCATCTCCGTCTAGTTAAAAATTCCCCGATTAGAAACCAACAGGGCGCGCTTTAGACCGAAGCTCCTGAAACGCCTTGGCGGCTTCATCACGTGCTGCCGTCACAGGGTTTTTCCAGTAGTTCGCCAGGGTCTTTTTCGCACCCTCATTCATAAAGTTAGGATTGTAGGTAGAACCAGCAGTCGGCTGCGCCATCTGTCGCTGATAATTGTAATAATCAGCAGCAACTTCATGGTCGGCAATCTTCTTCTCAAGCATGAGCTTCTCGATTTCCTTCAACTGGTCCTCATCCTTGATCTTGCCGTTTGCAAGCAAGGACTGCCGACGATCCTTTAGCCGGTCGCGCGCGTCACGCTGACGCAAGTCATTCTCAAGTTTCTCAATACGATTGTGACTGATGGCTTCGCGCTTTTCCTGCTCATCAAGCATATCAATTTCCGGCATCGGGACATTCGGCGCGACCTTCTTGGTCAAACGCAGAAAATCCTTACGAGTGTCGGGAGAGTTGGCGAGCTTGTTAGCAAGTGCCGCAAGCTCGTCGCGCTGTTCCATACTCAAATCTTCGAGAG